GCCATATCAAGATATTTTGATCCGTATGCAGGAACTGGTGCTGGTTCATACAATATGATGGATAACTTTGGTTGGGGCAATATGACACCCGCCGTACAATTTATGATGATGCCTATATACGCTGATTTACTTAGAATACAAGCGATTGAGTTCAACGATCAAATCAGAAAAAGTGCGTATCATTTTGAAATCCGAAATAACAAATTGAAATTATTTCCAATACCAACGACATCATTCGCGGTGTGGTTTGAATATATAATTGTAAGTGAACGTGATAATTCACTTGTAGCTCATTATAGTGGTTCCACATCAGGTAAGATAGCGGATTATTCCAATATTCCGTATAACAATATGACATATACAGCAATCAATTCAGTTGGTAAACAATGGATACGCAAGTATGCCTTAGCTAATGCTAGGGAAACATTGGGTGATATCAGAAGCAAATTCGGGTCAATTCCAATCCCAGATTCAGAAGTACAGTTGGATGGTGAAACCATGCGTGCAGAGGCAATTGCCGAAAAAGAACGGCTGGTTACTGAATTGAGGGAAACATTGGAAGCTATCAGTAGAAAAGCACTGGTCGAAGCCGACAAGGAAGAATCAGAGAATTTACAGGAAAAATTGAATAAAATACCAGTTCAGATTTACATTGGACTTTTGGGAGGATAATATGAAAAAATCAGAACTGCGTGAAATAATTAAAGAAGAAATTTTAAAGGAAGCCAAAAATGAAGCCAAAATGGTAATAACTGGTAGAACTATTAACGTCAGTTATGATGACGTCGATGAATTTGCTAAATTTCTTGACAAATATAAAATCAAATACTCATTTCCAGCGAAGGGATAACACAATGAAAAAATCAGAATTAAGACAAATGATAAGGGAAGAAATTCAGGCATTGGATGAAACCGTAGTTAAATTGGCCGATGACAAATATAATATCAAAAAAGTTGAATTTAAATTTTTGGATAAAATTTCCAAAAGGGGGTGGGAAGGAATTATTTTCCTTGGAGCCGGCGGTGAATTAAACGATTGGGTTAAGGGTATTAATGATCTATGGAATAAAGAAAAACTTGGAAGTGGTTTAATAGAGGACAAAATGCAGGGATTGTATTTCGTCAAAACTACAGGTGGCCGGATGGATTTGGTAATGATATTTAAAACCAAAAGTAAATTGGATATTGGAAAATTGGCAATGTGGAGACTAGCTTTCGGTGACGCATCGTGGCTATCTGATTATGTTGTTAATTATAAATCTCATCATGAGGATTAAAAAATGAAAAAATCAGAATTAAGACAAATCATACGAGAAGAAATCCAGAAATTGAATGAAGCCAGTTATGTGGCATTGAAATCATTGGGTAAGGATATGGCTATCGATTCATATGAAGCTACCATATTTAATTCGAAAAGCTCTAAATCAAAGGGATTTGAATATGGAACGCCAAAATGGTTTGCCGCTTATAAAAAAATGAGTAAAGAAGATAAGAAAATGGTTGACGGAATAGCTGATGATTGGATGGGAAGGAAAGCTCATTAAATGACAGGTAGATTTATGAATGATAATCAGAGAGAATGTCCAGAATGCGGAAAAATTTTAACATATTCTTCCGCGAAGGATATGAGATATATTGATAAACAAGGCCGATTGTGTCATTCTTGTGCCGGCAAAAAAAATGACAATAAAAGGAATAAATGGAATTTGCATAAAATTGATGGAGAGTGGAAACGAAATTGCCCCGAATGCAATAAGTCTATGATTTATGCGTCAAAAAATAGTTTAACTAAGGCCGTTAGAACTGATTCAATGTGTGGAAGCTGTAGTCTCAAGGGTGATCGTTCTAGTTTTTTTGGAAAGTCGGGATCGAAAAATGGTATGTATGGTAAAAATTTGCATGATATTTGAATAAATAAATATGGTAAGCAAAAGGCCGATATTATGTGAAAAGGGCGATATGAAAATAATGCTAAAAAAGGCAAAGAATCACATTTTTACGGAATTGCCGGGAAATCACACCCAATGTTTGGCAAATCAAATTACTATTTTTGGTATGGAAAATATGGAAAAGATAAGGCGGACAAATTGCAATATGAATGGAAAAATTCTATTAGTGCTGGAGTAATAAATTATTTATACGATGGGGATATTGCAAAACGTGAAAAATATCTTGATAATTTGCCCAAAAAAGATAAATATTATTATGAAGTTAGAAAATTGAGTGAACGACAACCATTATATTTATTGGAAAATTGTGAAAATCGTGGGAAATTTGAATATCATTTAGATCATATAATTCCAATAATATATGGATTTAATAATAATATCCCTTCACATGAAATGGCGAGCATATCCAATTTGCAATTTATTCCATGGAAAGACAATTTGCATAAAAGCTCTACATATAAGGAGACTAATTTTGAGCGGTAGATTTATGACGGGTCGAGATTTAAAGCTCTTCGATCGAATCAATAAGGAAGTGATAGGAGATTTAGGATCAGGAAAACCTGGTTGGATAAATCAGACCGCCATATTATACAAAATTTCAGCCAAAGATACCGCAGTAGATATGTATGGGGAATCTTCAGACGGCAAGACATATAAGGTGGGAATTGAATTTGCATGTCTAATTAACCACGAAGATTTCGACTGGAGCTCAGAAGCATACGGACCCGATGAAAATCAAAATGCTACATTTCATCTATTACGAGACGCAATGGTTCAAGCGGCAATCGTACCACAGGTAGGTGATATATTTGAATGGAATTACGCCTATTTTGAGATTAACGGCATCAATGAAAATCAGTTAATATATGGAAAATATGATAATAACTGGTCGGCATCATATATATGTCACAGGATAAGAAAATCCAACCTAAATATAGAAAGGGTGAGATCACAATAATGAAAAAATCAGAACTACGACAAATGATTATGGAAGAACTATTAAATGAAGCGGCGACACCACAATCAATTTACTCCGATATGGATTCATTGACAAGTGACATAGTTAAAACCATTAGGAAACTTAAAAAGCTTGATAAAGAATATCAAATTGCGGCTGAAAATGAATTTAAAGATATATACGATAAAATAGAAAAGGCGTGTAAAAAATTGTACCCTACAGCACGTGTTCATAGGTTAAAAAATAATTCCGTATCTATAAGTTGGAAAGCTGACGAATACAGGGAAATGTTTATATGGAAAACTAAAAATGCAGGACCACATCCAAAAAATGGGGTGGAAAATGAAATCAACACTCCAGATTCAATAAAAGTGTCTTCAGATAAGTATGGATTTACAGTTAGTATTACTCAAAAATTTAAGAATGGCGTTTTATCCACAAAACCTACCAATAGTTTCTATACTAGAATAAATGCCGCAACTCGTTAAAACAAAGGATTAAATAATGAAAAAATCAGAACTACGACAAATGATTATGGAAGAACTATTAAAAATCAATGAAGTATCCCGCGATAAACCGGAATATGTCAAACATATAAATGTGGGTCCCAATAAACTCAATGTAATATTGTATAATGATAGAATAAAAGTAACTAGATTGGTTAGTGGTGATGATTTTATTATGATTGATGAATTGCCCGCATTAATGAAAGTTCTACAGAAAATAAAATAGGAATAAAACATGGCATCACGCACAAGACCACAACCTAGAACCGAACGACAAACTAAGGGTCGGGTAGTACAAAGAGCAGAACAGGTATCCAGAAAAAATGATACCGAACCAAATGTATCCATTGGATTAATGGATATCGATGCCGCAGTTATGTACTATTTTCAGGAAGTGATCAAACCTACCGTAGTCGATAATGGCGAGCAAATAAAAGTACCAGTTATGTACGCAAATCCAGAACGATGGAAAGCCGCACAAGTTGACGGTTATATTCGTGACAACAAACGACAAATAATTATTCCAGTTGTAGCTTTCAGGCGAACTGGAGTCGAAAAAGACGATAGCATGCCAGTTGATAAACTGGATGCAAATGATCCAAAATTACACTATGTATTTGAACGAAAATATACACAAAAGAACAGATACAGCAATTTTTCAGTAACACAAGGCGCGTTGCCACAACGAGAATACTACAAAGTGGTCGTGCCCGATTATGTTACTTTAAACTATGAATGCACATTGTGGACAACCTATACAGAGCAAATGAATAGACTTGTCGAAAAGATAAACTATACTGATGGGTCATATTGGGGCGAACCTGGTAAGTTTAAGTTCCGATCCGAAGTTAGTGGATTCGATGATGCAAGCGAGTACGATGATGGAGAAAGAAAAATAAAGATGGGCTTTACGCTCACCGTAAAAGGTTATTTAATACCAGAATCATTTAACGATTATATAACTACAACTAAAGCATATTCACCCAAAACTACTGGAATCAGCACTTCATTTAAAGAAAAAGTAGCTTTAAGTTAAAAAGTTTTACTTATAAGCGGGTTTTGATAGTTTTGCTTGATATATATATGTAAAGATGTTAACAAAACAACAGTTACTAAAAACAGGAGAAAAGTTATGACTGAAGTAAAAGAACAGATTAAGTTTTCGGAAACGGAAATGGAATCATTGACAGGATTAAGCACGGGATACCAATCTATACAATTTGAGTTTGGTCAGTTGAGAATTCGTAAGATGGCCATTAAGGCTGAATTAGACGCGATTGAAGTCCGCGAGGACGCACTGGAAGGTGAATATCGTACACAACAAGAAACCGAACAAACTTTGGTTAAGGAATTAACAGAGAAGTATGGCCCAGGAACTCTTAATCCGGATACGGGTGCGTTTACGCCCACCGAACAAGGATAATCAATCCTTATAAATTAGGAGAATACAAATGGCCGAAAGAATAGTAAGCCCAGGTGTATTTACAAACGAAACCGATTTATCATTTCTTCCACAGGGAATTTCTGAAATTGGTGCTGCAATAATCGGGCCTACCATAAAAGGACCGGCATTTGTACCCACAATTATTAGAAACTTTCAAGAATTTGAAGAGATTTTTGGATCAACGGATAAGCGTTTTTATACACCATACGCAGTAGAACAATATTTAAGGAGCGCCGGCACAGTTACCATAGTCAGGACACTAGGACTGGGTGGTTACATAGCCGATTATGTCGCACTTAAACTTTCAAGTTCACTTGGCGATTACACAGCCGCAGTTCTTGCACCATCACGTGGTGGATCAAATGGAACGGCGGATTTATCAGCATGTACAATTACAGGTGATTGATCGTCAGCAACATTAACAATAAGTGGTTCTGGAGTCGCGACTGCCACATACGCGATTTCATTTAATACTGGTAGTGCAAATTACATTGAAAACGTATTAAGTGCGAGTCCACAAGTTCAAACTTCTGGACAGGCCACATTAGCCGCGTACCTTTATAAGAATTACAAAACATTCCAATCTAGCCATGGATTTGATGCTAACATATCAGCGTCACTTTCTAGTGCATCACTTGATTTCAGCTTTGATTCAACATCTGCAACCGCGATTGACAATCTAGCTGGATATACCCCTTACATACAATCACAATTAATAAATGGATCACGATATAACTTATTTCAAGTTTATACACGCTCGCATGGAACTGATGTGAATAGTAAATATGTGGTAGTAATGTTAAATATCAAAGCGGCCGGCAGTGTACCGGGAAGTAGCTTTGGTTCATTCTCATTGCAAGTTAGAAAAACGGATCAAGTGGCATGGAAGCAGAAAAATGAAACGGTAGTGGAACAATGGGACGATCTAAACTTCGATCCTACCAGTACTAATTACTTTGCTCGTGCAATTGGTGATAGATATGTGGACATTAGCAATACTGGTAAATTGACATATAATGGTGACTGGCCTAATAAGTCCAAGCACGTATATATTAGAAATTACACCGCTATCGCTGATGGTTCCGTTCCAGTAACAGTAGTCCCAATGGGATTTGCTGCTGTGAGCAACGCCGATCCAACCACAACCGCAGTACCTTCTGCATCATTTGTAACATCTCAAGTGAATCCTGATACATCAGCATTCAATTCAGCATATTACTATGGTTGGGATAACACCAAATATGATAATAGGGAATATCTTGCACCAATTCCAACATCAGCGGGCGTTGGTAACAACGTGACAATGAGTTTGGAAGATGTGTATGGTAATGCCGATGCAAGTGCATTGGGAACACCTTATTCAGACGCATCCGAAACAATCAACTTAACAGATTCACACATTAAACAACGTAAATTCTCTGTACCATTCCAAGGTGCTTTTGATGGGGACAACCCAGCAAATCCAAAATCGACTGGTGCTGATATTGCGGCTAATAATGTAATGGGATATGATTGTTCAAGTGCCACTACTAGTGGATCAGTGATTTATAAACGTGCTATTAACGCCGTAAGTAATCCGGATGAATTTGATATCAATATGTTAGTTACTCCTGGAATTATCCATAAATGGCACCCCGTGGTTACAAATCACGCTGTTGACAAAATGGAAGCCAGAGGCGACGCATTTTATGTCATGGATGCTGCAGATATTGACGATACCATCGACAACGTGACTGATACGATTAGTGCATTAGACACTAACTATTCAGCTACTTATTATCCTTGGGTTAAAATCGCTGATAGAAACACATCACTTCCAGTATGGGTTCCACCTGGTGTTGTATTACCTGGTGTGATTGCATATACAGATGGGGTAGCTCACGAATGGTTTGCACCAGCAGGTCTAAATCGTGGTGGCTTGACTACTGTATTGGAAGCAAAGACTAGATTAACACATGATGAACGTGATACACTTTATGAAAATAGAGTTAATCCAATTGCATCATTCCCAGGACAGGGTGTAGTTGTGTGGGGTCAAAAGACCTTACAGGCACTTCCTTCAGCTTTGGATCGTGTTAATGTTAGACGCTTGTTAATTAAACTGAAGAAATATATCGCTTCAACATCAAGATACTTGGTATTCGAACAGAACGATTCTGCGACTAGAACAAGATTTTTGAATATGGTTAATCCATTTTTGGAATCGGTTCAGCAGAATAGTGGTTTGACTGCATTCCAAGTTGTGATGGATGAGACGAACAATACTCCAGACGTGATAGATCGTAACAGACTTGTGGGCCAGATTTTTATACAACCGACCCGCACAGCCGAGTTCATCGTTCTAGATTTTGTCGTGGTCCCGACGGGCTCAACATTTCCATCATAAAAATAAAC